GCCGATAGCCAAAGAGAAATGTCGCATATTTTATGGAAATCCGATTGCCTTAACTTTCTTGATACGACGATACTTCTTACCTGTAATTCGTTTCTTGCAGATGAATCCATTATTATCAGAGTGTGCTGTCGGCATAAATTCACATGGGCCTGAGTGGCATGAATTTTACACACATGTTATGAAAAATGGTCCTCAGAGATTGTTTGGTGGTGATTATGGCAAGTATGATCAAAAATTACCGAGTCAATTGTTGAAGGCGGCGTTGCGTATTTTGATTGATTTGTCTGGTGCGATGGGGTATAGCGCCTGTGATCAGAACATTATGGCAGCTATGTGCGGTGATATCGTATATTCACTAGTTGCCGTGAATGGCGATTTGATAGGTTTGATCAGTGGAACTCATATATCTGGAAATTCATTAACTGTTGTGTTAAACGGCATAGCAGGTAGTTTAAATTTGCGTGCATTCTTTTATTCAGTTTATGATGAGAGTCATGAATTTCGGAGTGCTGCAAGCATGATGACTTATGGTGATGACAACATTGGAACAGTGAGTGTGGAGTACCCGAAGTTCAATATTCGCGATTGCTCTAAGTTTTTGGCAACGTACGGTCAAACGTACACAATGCCAGATAAGGAGAGTGAATTAACCGAATATTTATCACCTAACCAGTTTGAATTTTTGAAACGCACTAGTGTGTATCATGGTGAATTGGGAGTGCATGTGGGTGCCTTGCTTGACAAGAGCATATTTAAGTCACTACATTGTTACATGCGGCCGAAAGGTTGTGAGTTGTCACCAAAAGAGGCTTGTGCGATTAACATTGATGGAGCTTTACGTGAGTGGTTTAATCATGGTGAGGAAGTATACGAAAAACGCAGACAACAGATGAAGGACGTTGCTTCACGATCTGAATTAACACACATGTGTGAGAATTTGGAAGTCTCATACAATGATATGGTCGAGATATGGCGCGAAAAGTACGGAAAATTCGTTAAACAATCTGGAAGCGAATGGGAAGATGGCAATTTATTCACTAAAGCTTTGTGCGATTTCTCGTTGCGACTGGTTGCTATGGAGACGATGATAGCATGTTCAACTATAGGTGAAGTTGATCTCGTATTTCAAACAACAGTGGATGGGACAAACCATTTAGTGCTGGTAGAAATAAAGGAGAGTATTTTACCAGGCGTGAAGTGCAAAGGAAAACGACAGTTGCGAAATATGCTACACGGTTTTGAGGTGATAAATTCGGATGTGGCATATTTGGGAGTGCTTCTCACACCACGTGGTTATACAGTAGTGGGCACGTCTGGATCAATTGGTAATTGGCATCATGTCAATCTTCCCTTTGAGTTGTAGGTAGCTCCGCCTTGAACAGGCGTTAAAATGTTCCCCAGTTTTAAATCTGATGGCAGCAAAATTACTTTGTGGTATTGGACACCAGATATTCGCGCATTCCATGTTGGCGCGTAATCTAGGCTTATCACATTGATTCATGTCGGTTTAAGTGAATCGGCAATATGGACCTCACTCCCAATAATCGCACGGGATGATGAGTTAAATAAAACGATTGGAAATTTTTGTAAATTTTTTAAACAAGTTTGTGCTGTTACTGAAGCAGCAAAAGCCGGTGATCGGGACGATCACAATTGTTCGGATGAACACAGTTGTTACACATTATACGAAGCTCAAAGTGGATTTGAGTGGGCAAATTTGTGTAATCCATTGACGGTTGAGATAGCAGAAGTTATGGATAAGTATATTGGACAATTGATTGAGATGCCATTGGGTGAATTCCCAGTTGCGTATGTTGATGATTGCACGTACGAATATGTGCCAATTTTTCGGCCTCAATCTGGGCATACAGCTGATGTCGAGTTGGGTGATGCCAATACTGACGAGAAACATGCCACCATGACTTTCAAGGATTCGCAGCCTGGACCATCTTCTGACGCTGTTACGTTTGTTGATGAGACACGCAAAATGCAAGATTTGAACGATGCCAATTTAGGAGATTTCTTTTCACGTCCGGTGAAAATTTTCACGATCACCGCTGGTACAGGTGTGCTTGCGAATGCGTCATTTAACCCATGGGATTTATTCTTTTCTAACAAACGCGTTGCTAATCGTATTGCCAACTTCAAATTGATGCGGTGTAATTTGAAATTGAAAGTCGTGATCAATGGAAATAGTTTTTTGTATGGCAGGTATCTCGTTGCATATTGGCCAATGGCCGGATTTGATTCTCAATCAACACATTCGGCTTTAGGGAATAGTGATTTGGTGCAGACATCACAATTACCTCATTTGTTTCTCGACCCATGCATGTCTATGGGTGGAGAGATGACTTTACCATTCTTTTGGCATGAGAATTATTTTGATGTCGTCAGACAAACGTGGGGTACGTCAGGTGGACAACCCGATTGTGGTCGCATTTTGGTGCGCACCATCAATGCATTGAAACATACGGTTGGTGTCACTGAACAGGTCACCATTTCGTTTTTCGCGTGGGCCGAAGACATGCAATTGGTTGGTCCCACTGGGGCCGAACCTGGTACGTTGGGCCCGCAATCTGGTAAGGAAATTGATGAAGCAAACAAGGATGGGATTGTATCTGGTCCTGCGTCCACGATTTCTAAGTATAGCGCAATAGCTGCAACATACAAACCAATAGCACCATATGCAATGGCCACAAGCAAAGTGGCAGCAGGCATTGCTGATGTTGCTCGCGTTTTGGGTTATAGTCGTCCGCCAATGACAGCTAATCCTGAGCCTTTCAGACCAACACCAATATCGCAATTGGCAACAACAACAACACCTGACACTGCTTTGCGTCTTACAGTGGATGATAAGCAGGAGTTGACCATTGATCCACGTATTTCGGGTGTTGGCGAACATGATCCGTTGGTTATCAGGGAGATAGCCAAACGTGAGTCTTATTTGATGACATTTCCATGGCAGTTATCCGCTGTGCAAGATCAAGTTATTCAATCATTCACTGTAGACCCTTGCCTTTTTAGGCAGGACGGTAGCCCTGGATTTGCGATAACTTTGCCAGCCCTGGCCGCTGCAGCTTTACCATTTCAATATTGGACGGGTACACTAAAATTTCGTTTTCAGATAGTGTGTGCCACTTCACATAGAGGCAGACTTATGTTCACTTACGATCCGCATTTTCTTGATGCTGATACACGTTTGGAGCACAATATTGCTTACACTCATGTGATTGATATAGCCGAAACCCAAGATTTCACGCTTGAGGTCGGTATCGGGCAACCATTGAATTTGTTGAGGCACTTGGAACCTGGTTTGGATTCTCAAACAGAATGTTTTTCCGATAGTTTGTTGACGAATTACGTGCCGGGTAGATCAAATGGAACCATAACAGTACGTGTGTTGAACACACTTACGGCTTTGAATCCAACGATTGACAATAACATTGCGGTCAATGTGTTTGTGTCCGCTGGTGAGGATTTTGAAGTATTTAAACCTAATAATTTGATTGGTAAATACAATTTTGGAACTCAATCAGGTGTCGAGCAAGTGCCAGAAGGTTCTAACACGAACGAGCCTTCTGCACCGCAACATAGTGAAACCGAGATTTTGGGGTTTGGACCCCAGTTTTCACCAACATTGAACAAAGTTTTTATTGGTGAGTCAATTGTTTCATTTCGGCCTTTGCTTAAAAGGTACAATTTGTGGAGAAGAGAGCGCAATTCGCTCGAGGGTTTGAATGATCAAGTTATTATTTCCAGAGAACACAATTATGTACCATATTTCAAGGGGCGCAACGTCAACTCAACTGATGATGGAGGTTATCAGTATTGCAATACAGTGTTGTTGCATTGGGTTATGATGGGTTTCGCGGGGTTTCGTGGATCTATCAGATATAAATGGTTGTTTGGCAAGTCCACTGGTTGTACCGGTGGAAGTCCAACAGCCTGTTGTGATGACCCAGGATCAAAGGTTTATGTTGAGACTGTAGAACCTGGTGCTACGGGCGTTGCAGCTGACATCACTATTGAAGAGCAATTCGACAATCCTTCATTAACCAATGAAGATGTCAGTCGTCAAGCCATGCAGGACACAGGATTTCGAGTTCCTTCTGGTCTTAGGGGCACGGTGTTTGCTACTGATTTGATAAACCCAAACGTGGAGTTTGAGGTGCCTTATCAAACGCAATACCGATTTGTGCCAGGCAAAACAGCCAATTGGCATAGGGGTAACATATACACACCTCGTTATAAAGTTCATTATCAGGGACACACAACAGTTGATCAAACTATCGACATGCATGTAGCTGCTGGTGAGGACTTTCAAGTGTACTTTTGGACCGGTTTACCCAAGATGAGGTTTGAACTAAATGGTCCACCATTACCTCCGACGCCAGATCCTTAGATCTGGTATACAAAACTTTGACCAAGTATAAAGGTTAGTTGACCACTTAATGGTTAGATATACAAGAATCTATAAATTTGTACCGTGCTGTGGCCGCACGGGTGGAGTCGTTGACTCTTAACTGGCTACGCTGTATCTTATATGATCCTGGAATTTTTCCACAGCGTAGCTGGGGTTTTCAAGGGG